TGGAAGAAACTCTTCGTAAGAAGACACTTCTTCTGCTAGAAGAATGTCATTTAAGAAATCGTATTCATCATCCCCGTAAGATTTCCCTGTAAAGCCTGAAGCATAAGCCGCTCTCTCTTGAGCACGGGCTTTACCTCTAGCGTTTCTCATTCCGGGTGTGTCACCTTCAGTATAAGTGTAGCACTTACCTGAATCTCCAAATCTAAATCCGGGCTTACCATCCTCTGAACATCTCTCAACTGGCATAGTATTCCCATTTTATCACGATTACTTGTAGTAAGCATACAAATCGTTACGACTCCAGCGCCTTACTGGTATCGAAACGTTGTTAAATTGCTTAAAAGCATCATCACATGAATAATAAATCTTTGCATAACCCAACTTTGAACCAGAATCATACGACTTGCAATCTGGATTTGGGTCTAAATATAAGCCTTTAAAGATATATTGATCTTTTTCGTCATGAATTGCATTAACAAGGTTCATTGTGTGCCCACAAAATGGGCATTCTTTTTTGGGGTAAGGGAACTTTTCAATAATTTTACCTAAAATCACTCTTCCTCATCCTCCTCTTCTCCTTGATCATACACTTCTGCGGTAAAAGTTACACCCTCTGGCAAGTCTTCTGCACTAATTTGTTTAGGTGTAATCAAATAGTTTATCATCTCATCAATTTGTTTAGTAATTATCTCTGCTCCATCCATGACGGCATTGAGTTCTTCTAGAGTAATTACATAATCCTCATGAGGAGTATGCATAACGCAAGCTGGAACATATGAGCCTTCAAAGGGAACCGCTTTAACTATGGCTGTAATTGTGGGGATATCTTCAAAATCTTCTTCACCCGTATAAGGGACTATCCTCATCGTAATCAAATCCTTTCTCAGACAAAACAAGATTCTCAAATTGACGAACAATCGTTTCTTTATATATTTTTAATAACCACTCTTTGTCTTTATTTGTTCTTTTACCAAAAAAGAACGTAAGAATATAAGAGTCTTTATCAAGCTTAAGTATATCGTCAAGCTTAATCTCTTTTACTCTAGAAATTTTTGCTCTTTTGAAGTTAATTTTTGTGTAACGATAAATATGTTCTGGGTATTTTACGATACAAACATTGCTTTGATTCAGAGTTGCAATAAACTTTACAATATATTCGTAAGGAATGTAGTCGTCTGCGAGAATGACTACATTTTTCCCCTTAAGCAGCGATGACACATGTTCTGGTGTTGTCATATTGCCTGCCTGCCGTTGCTGTTAAACGAATTCAAAGCAACTGGGCATACAGATTCAGCAAATTCTTCCACCGCTTCAGCGAACTGTCTAATTTCGTACTGAGCGTTGCTTTCATTTCTAAGAGAAATAAAGTTTAATAGACTTCTGAGATTAACAGTCCATACAAATTCGGTGTATTGACCGACTGGAAGTACCGATCTTGCAATTTCTTTGGCTACTCCGGCGTTTAATAAATCGTAATAAGCTGATTCAGCTGCTTCATACACCATTTCCATCTTGTCTTGAACAAAGGAGACAATTGTTGGATCTGTAATTTGTTCAAACTCGTAATGACCGGGTTTACCGACTTGTTTACGAATCGCATTGTATTCAGGCATGTAAAACTCCAGCTCATCTGGGACATAGTATCTCATACTCATTTCATTAAATGATGACCACCTGTGTCTAAACCATTCTCTTGCAACAAAGATTGGGCATTTAATGTAAAACTTAAATGTTACATGTTCAAATGGCGTTGCGTGCTTGTTCTTCATCAAGAAGTTAATAAGACCTTCACCACGCTCATCCATTTCATTTTGATAAGTGCTAAAACTAACCCTTGCGGCATTAACAATGTCAAGATCACCTCCAAGAGTGTCTATCAAACTAACTGTGCCGTGATCTAAGACTCTAATTCCCGGTGTCATGCCCCCATTCTACACATTTTCTGATAGAGTCGTGGTTCCGGTGAAGAAATTTTTTTATTCTTTTCCGCACGAACCGTGTGCAATCTGTGTATACTCCGCAAGCGGAGCGAGCGGTCAGAGTGTCACAAGCACGCGAGTTAGATGTTTAACTAGTTAGAGGGTAAACTGGATATATGAAAGTTATAGCAGTCGTGGAGTCAGATGACTACAGTGGTGCTGCAATTCTCGATCCGAGTTTTGTGACGGTTGTTCAGATTGACAATACTTACTTTGCTGCATCAAGATGCATGTTTAGTGGTAGAGGTGTGACATCTGAAATAACAGAAGATGATGCCATTCATTTGTTAAGTTCGGGTGTACAATTAGTATCAGCCGATTCTTTGACAGGTAATTAATGGAACAGATAAGTTGGTTTACACCGCAAGCAAATGACTCTTCAGGTGAGTCATGGTATTCACTTGGATACCAGAATGCTGCCATAGCAAACATCAAAGGTCTGAATGATCTTAAGATTGCTGTGTATTACAACAAAAACGAAATACCTTATCACATCAACTTTTGTCAGCCTATCTACTACCAAACAGCTAACTATTACAAGGTTGGTTATACACCTTGGGAGAGCACAGTGGTTCCTAATAGCTGGTATCACAACATGTCTTTATGTGATGAGATATGGGCTACGTCTAACTTTGTAAAAGATGTTTATCTTAACAGCGGTGTCCATGACAATGTTCATGTTATACATCATGGTATATCCCCAGAGTTTAAAATTATTGACAGAGAGATTTCCAGCACCTTTAACTTTTTACATGTAGGCGGTGAATCAATTAGAAAAAACTCTCAGATGGTTGTTGATGCTTTTCTTGACTTGTTTGAAGGAAACTATGATTATAAGTTAATCCTTAAATACAATCAGTTTTCTAACGCAATTATAACTGTGGGAGGAGAAGATACTGATGCAGCAAATCACCCTCAAATAACTCCTCTACCTTTTTCTCTGTCTCAGGATGATTTAATTGAGCTTTACTCCAAAGCTCACTGCATGGTTTACCCAACTAAAGGTGAGGGCTTTGGTATGATTCCATTTGAGTCAATTGCTACAGGTATGCCCACTATTGTGACGAACGCTACGGGGACTGCTGACTTTGCTGAAATGTCTTTTGCTCTAGACTCTGAGATGGTTCCAGCAACTGAGCAGTCAGATTACTACGGAGTTGATGCGGGCGATTGGGCTGAGCCGGACTACGAGCATTTGAAGTCTCTTATGATAAAAGTCTCAAGCGATTACGAGGCTGCGAAAAGAAAAACCGTTCAATCCGCAAGAATTCTTCACAAAGAATGGGGATGGGCGAATTCCGCTGCTAAGATCCGTGATCGGTACTTAGAATTTAAAAATTGTTAATTATCTTCCTAAGCACTCGCTATACAGATTTATCTGTATAGATGTTACCATTGTTTCTTGTCTTTATTTTAGGAGGTTATATGGAGAATGTTATTACACCCGAGTTTGTCGGGCAGTATGTGGATAAGACCCCACCTTGGGGTTTTAATGGTATGGGTGAGATTGTTTATCGTCGCACTTATTCAAGAGATATTGAGGCTCTTGGTCGTAAAGAGTACTGGTTTGAAACTATTGCTAGAGCAATTAATGGCGCTCAAGATATTGGTGCTGGGTACACTAAAGAAGAGGCTGAGCGCCTGTTTGATTACATCTTTAATTTGAAAGGTATTTTTGCCGGTCGTGCTCTGTGGCAGTTGGGCACTCCGCTTGTTCAAAAGATGAGTGGTGTGTCTTTGGTTAATTGCTGGATGACTACTATTTCTAAAGTCGAAGATTTTCAATTTTTGATGGATCATCTTATGGTCGGTGGCGGAGTTGGTTTCTCTGTTGAGCGTGCGGTTGTGCATGATTTGCCTAAAGTTAAGTCTGTTGAGAATATTGTTCATGAGAGAACTAATGATGCTGACTTTATTGTGCCCGACTCTAGGCAGGGGTGGTCGGCACTTCTTGGTAAGGTGCTTGATAGTTACTTCCATAGTGGTTCTTCTTTTTCCTATAGTACTGTTTTGATTCGTGGTTTTGGCGCTCCCCTTAAGACCTTTGGTGGTACTGCTTCTGGTCCTGAGGTCTTGATTGAGGGCATTGCTGATATTTGTAAGATTCTTGATGGTCGTTCTGGTAAGAAGTTACGATCAGTTGATGCGTTGGATATTTGCAACATCATTGGTAAAATTGTTGTAGCAGGTTCTGCTCGTCGCTCTGCGCAAATTGCGATTGGTGATCCTGACGATTTCTTGTATTTGCGTGCAAAGAATTGGGCTAAGGGTGATATTCCTGCATGGCGTGGTAACTCTAACAATTCAATCTTTGCTGACTCGTATGACGAAATCATTGATGAATTCTGGAAGGGGTATGATGGCTCAGGTGAACCTTACGGACTTATTAATCGTGAGCTTATTCGTAAGACTGGTCGTACTGGTGAAAAGATTAATGACAGCAAGGTGATTGGTACTAATCCTTGCGGTGAGATTGGTCTTGAAGATGGAGAGCCTTGTAATCTTGCAGAAATCTTCTTGCCTAACATTGAGAGTAAAGAAGAGTTGATGGATCTTAGTCGTCTTCTTTATAAGACGCAGAAAGCTATTACAACTCTTTCATATCCTTATGCTAAGTCACAGGCTGTGATTTCTCGCAATCGTCGTTTGGGTCAAGGTATTACCGGCTGGCTTCAGTCAACAGATGAGCAGTTGTCTTGGGTTGATGAGTGTTATACTCAATTGCGTGAATTTGATGCTGAGTGGTCTGAGTCCCTTGGTATTAATAAGTCAATTAAATTAACAACCGTTAAGCCTTCAGGGACTCTGAGTCTGCTAGCAGGGGTAACTCCCGGCATTCATCCTGCTTACTCACGATACTACATTCGCAGGGTTCGTATGGGTAGCGGTGACCCTCTTGTGAATTACTGTCGTGATAAAGGTTATGACGTTCAGTACGATGTTGGTCTTGATGGTAAAGAAAACCACACTGTGTGTGTTGTATCTTTCCCCTGTGAAACACCAGAGCATGCAACTCTTGCAAAAGATTTAACTGCGGTTGAACAGTTAGAGTGGGTTGCAAAGGCTCAGTCTGAATGGGCTGATAATAACGTGTCTGTTACGGTCTACTACCGTAAAGAAGAGTTGCCTGAGATTCAAGAGTGGATGAAAAAGAATTATAAGAATCGTCTTAAGTCTGTATCGTTCCTTTTGCATAGTGATCATGGGTTTGCTCTTGCTCCTTACGAAGAGATCGATAAATCAGAGTATGATCGTCTAAAGGGTAAAATTAAGAATATTGACTTTGTTGATGTTTTAAACGAGTATGCTCTTGAGGATCTTGAGTGTGAGGGCGGTGCTTGCCCAATTAGGTGACTTGGACTTAAAGTAACTGGCGAAAAGCGTGCCCAAGTGGTACGCTTTTTGTCGTTTCTTGATGCTTTTGAACACTGACTGGTGTAGAATGTCTAAGATGATTGATGATTTTGTGAAGAACAAGCAACTCTACGTCCCTGAAAGGGCGTATGGGGTATGCATTTGGATTATGCCGGATGGTCGCCCTCTGTCAGATGGCGATGGTGTTCTTTGTGCTGAAGGTTTAATGAATGATAAAAATGTGGAGAAGCAAGTTGCTGCTGCTGCAAAATACTGGACGGGTAGTGAAGAAGGCTATGTGTCTTGGGTGGGTGGAGCTAGAAAAGTGACTGCTTCTGAAAAAGACGATCAAGCAGAACGTCTTGCAGCAGGTTTAAATCCTGATCCGTATGAGGATATTATTGAAGCTGCGGTTAGAAAAGAGCTTAATAGGAGAGGTCGATGAGAGGGGAAATGACTCACATGGAAGATTCAGATGCTGAAGAGTATCTGGATGATATTAATTATTTTCAAGTTGTAAAGAAGACAGATAGTGACGACCCGTTTAAAAAGGTTCGCTACACTTCTCTGTCCCCCAGAATGAAGCGCAAGGCTACTCGTCTTGCGAAGAAATATGAGGGTGTCGAAGGTGTTGGTACTAAGTACATTGATCCTGAAGAGCTAGACGGATATTCTTTATACGATGTTGTAACCCCTCCTTATGATTTGGAAACTCTTGCTGACTTGTATGACTCAAGCGCAATTCATAATGCAGCTGTCAATGCAAGAGTGATGAATACTGTTGGTCTGGGATACTCGTTCCCAGAGACTTTGAAATCTAAGAGAAGGCTTGAGAAGGCTAACGGTAATCCTGAAAGGCTTAGTCGGGTTAGGAAAGCCATTCAGGATGTCCGTCAAGATCTTGAGCAAAAGTTTGAAAACTTTAATGAAGAAGAAACTTTTATGGAGACCATTACAAGGGTCTGGCTAGATGTTTTAACTACTGGTAATGGCTATCTTGAAATTGGTAGAAATAATTCTGGTGAAATCGGTTATATTGGTCATATACCTTCGACGCTGATGCGGGTTCGTCGTCATCGTGATGGGTTTGTTCAAATAGCTAAGAGCAACAAGATTCAAGCTGTGTTCTTTAGAAATTTTCAGGACACAGAAACTGACGATCCGATTAATTCGGACCCTAACCCTAACGAAGTAATTCACTTTAAAACTTATTCACCAAACAACACTTATTATGGTATTCCATCAAGTGTGTCGGCTGCTGCTGCAATTATTGGTGATAAGTTTGCTAAAGAGTACAATATTGATTACTTTGAAAATAAGGCTATTCCTCGCTATGCGATTATTGTTAAGGGTGCAAAACTTAGCAATCGTTCAAAGCAGGAGCTTGTCAATTATTTCCGTCAGGAAGTTAAGGGTCGCAATCATGGAACTTTGATTGTTCCGCTGCCAGCATCGCTTGGTGGTGATACTGATATCAAGTTTGAAAAGCTTGAGGCCGGTATTCAGGATGCTTCTTTTGACAAGTACCGCAAGGCTAATCGGGATGAGATTCTTGTTGCTAATCGGGTTCCCGCCCCGAAGGTAGGTGTTTATGATAATGCTAACCTTGCGGTTTCTAGAGATGCTGACAAGACGTTCAAGACTCAGGTTATTGGGCCGGATCAATCTGTGGTTGAGAAGAAGCTTAACAGACTTATCGCTGAGTTCACAGATTTGGTTCATATCAAGTTTGAGCGCATTGACTTGGTTGATGAGGATATTCAGTCTAGGATTCATGACAGGTATCTTCGTACCGAAGTTATTACGCCGAATGAAGTCCGTAATGATTTGGGTATGCCGGAGCGTGGTGACGCTGATGAGCCGTTGCCGTATCCGACAAAATTAAAGATGCAACAGGGATCTGGGCGTGGTCCGGGTGCTCCTGAGGGTAATACGAATAATGAGTCTGCTGTGCCACGTAATGCTAGAGCAGACTCGCCGGGTGGTTCTAGTGACCCTAGAGAATCCGGCGATCAAGCCGAAAGAGGCGAAAATCAAGATAATGGAGGAAATAATGATTGACGGACATATTGTATATTCGAATACGAGTTTAACTACTTCTGATGGTGAGCAGACTATTGCTCATCATACCTATGCTATTTACATTGTTAATGTTGATACTAATAATTGGATTGAAGTTAAGTTGAATGGTAAGCATTCGGTTATGATTCCTGATGCTTCTGGTCATGTGCATGACTATATTCATATTCCGGGCGACTATAACACTATTGAAGTTATTACCGCTGCATCAGAAGTTGCTGTTTATGCTATAGGCTAATCGCTGATATAATTTAATTGAGGTATGTGAATGGCTGCTGAAAGAAATATTTCTATTTATCAAGGGGATACTTACACTCACGATGTCACTTTGACTGATTCAAGTAATACCGCTATTAATATTAGTGGTAGAACTTACTCTGGTCAGATTAGACCATTTGCTTCATCATCTGAAGTGACTGCTTCTTTTAATACAGAGATAATTTCTGGCACTGAAGGGCAAATGAGATTCAGCTTAACGCCTTCGCAGTCTGCAAACATTGCAGCCGGTTCATATGTGTACGATCTTCAGGAGACTAATGGCTCTACTGTCTTGACTATTATGTCCGGTTCAGTAACCGTTACTGCTGAGGTCACCAGATGACAGCGCAAGTAACTACTGTAAGAATTCAACCATCAGAGTCAACTACTCTCAGGGTGGTTTCTTCTGATTCAACGGGTCTGTCTATTACTGGTAGTGACAGCAGCACTCTTGCTGTATCTCAAGGCGAGTCAACTGATGTTTCTGTAGGTTCGACACAGGTTTCTACTATTCAATATTCTGATACTCAGTCAACTGCTGTAAGTTTCACCCCTGCTCAGGCAACTTCTGTTTCTTTCACTTCTGCTGAGGCAACTGTTCTGCAAGCTGCTCCTGCCACGATAACTTTTGATTCAGCAACTCAGTTGTCAGATGATACTCCTCTTGAGATGTCAAACACTGGTTCTGCCGGAACTAGTTTGCTAGCAGCAAGGGCTGATCACAGACATCCAACGACTGGGATGTTTATAAATGGAGGTAATTACTAATGTCGAATACAATTCGAATTAAAAGGAGGGCAACTGGTGATTCAGGCGCTCCATCTACGCTTAAAAATGCTGAATTAGCATTTAACGAAGTAGATAATACTTTGTACTATGGTACTGGTACTGATGTCAATGGTGATGCTAACACTGTTATTTCTATTGGCGGTACTGGTGCTTTTGTGGATTTGTCATCTACACAAACCATTGCTGGTGGTAAAACTTTTAGTGGCAGTGTCGCTCTTGGTTCTTCTGCAACTGCTGCAACTAAGTCGCAAAGCGATAATTCAACATCGGTAGCAACAACTGCTTATGTCGATAGTGCTGTCGCAGGTGTTGGTGGTACTTTGACTGTCGCTGCCGATAGCGGAGTTAATGACGATGTTGTTGTGGGTACTGATACTTTAACTTTTGCTGGTGATACTGGTATCACTACTACTGTTTCTAATAATCAAATTACTATTGATCTTGATGATACCGCTGTTACTGCGGCTAGTTACGGTTCTGCCTCTACTGTTCCTACGTTTACTGTTGATGGTCAAGGTCGTTTGACTGCTGCTTCTGATACGAATATCGCTATTGCAACTTCTGCTGTGACAGGCTTGCAAGAATACATTGAAGATACTGCTTCTACAATGATTACTGGTGCAACTCACTCTGGCATTGCGGCGACTTATGATGATACTGCTGGCACGCTTGCTTTGAATGTTGATGATTTTACCCTAACGCTTGCAGGTGATTTAAGTGGTAGTGCAACTGTTACGAATCTTGGTAATGCTACTCTTACTGCCACTATTGCTGCTGACTCGGTTGCTTTGGGTACTGACACTACCGGCAACTATATGGCTGATGTTTCTGCCGGTACAGGCATCTCGGTTTCTCACACTGCTGGTGAAGGTTCAACTGCAACTATCACAAACTCTGGTGTCACTTCTATTACCGGAACGACTAACAGAATCACTGCTGATGCTTCTACTGGTGATATCACTCTTACTTTGCCGGATGATGTTTCCATTGTTCAGGACTTGACTGTTGGACGTAACCTTACGGTCACTGGTGACTTGACTGTAAGTGGTGCAACTGTAACTATTGATGCTGCAACTCTTAATGTTGAAGATAAGAACGTCATTCTTGCTAATGTTGCTAGCCCATCTGATGCATCTGCTGATGGTGGTGGTATTACACTTCTTGGTACAACAAACCATACCTTTAACTGGGTAAACACGACTGATTCTTGGACTTCTTCAGAGCATATGGATCTTGCTTCTGGTAAAGAATATAAGATTGATGGCACTAAGGTTCTTGATGGTGGTGAGCTTGGTTCTGGGATTACTGGTTCCAGTTTGACTTCGGTCGGGACTATTGGCACGGGTGTCTGGCAGGGTACTGCTGTTGGTGTTGCTTACGGCGGTACTGGTGCCACTGATGCATTAAATGCTAGAAATAATTTGGGTCTTGCTATTGGTACAAATGTTCAAGCTTATGATGCAACTCTTGCCGCTATTGCTGGACTGACGACTGTTGCTGATAGAATGATTTACTTTACAGCAGCAGATACTGCTGCTGTTGCGACTTTGACTTCCTTTGGTCGCTCTTTGATTGATGATACTGATGCTTCTACGGCACGCACCACTCTTGGACTTGGTACAATGGCTACGCAAGCTTCAACAAACGTCAACATTGACGGTGGTACTATTGATGGTGTCACTTTTGACGGAGGGACATTCTAAGGAGGTCTAGGTGGCCAACACCATAAAGTTAAAAAATTCAGGTACATCTTCTAACACCCCTTCTTCTTTGGAGTATGGAGAGCTTGCTATCAACTATGCTGATGGCAAGCTTTTCTATAAAGATAGTAGCGGGAGTATTGTTGAGCTTACCGCAGCAGCAAGCCCTGCGGGTTCTGACGGGCAGATTCAATACAACAACGGAGGGTCGCTCGGCGGTGCGTCTGGTCTCTACTATGACGATGTGAACTCGCGGGTCGGTATCGGCACAACGTCACCTAGCGAGTTACTAGATATCAACGCAGGCACCTCTGGGTCAGTTGAACTTTCAACAACGGGTGGGCGCACTATCCAGTTGACAGCGAACGATAGCGAACCGTATTTGTCTGTTGGCTCTACGTCGTCTCATAGTGCTTCGATTATGACGAACGGTGTTCGTCGTCTGACTGTTGATTCGTCTGGCAATGTCGGTATCGGTGATACCACACCGTCCTACACATTGGATGTCAACGGCACGGGTCGATTCACTGGAGACTTGTCGGTGAACGCCACACTCATCACGGACTACATCCGAAACGACAATGGCAATTTCATCGCTATTGAAGGCGGTGACGGTTGGAGTCTAGGTACTAACGCCTCTGGTGAGTATGTGTGGCTAGCAGCCGAGGGTGGTCTGATGATTGTTTCATCGGATAGCAACAGCACATCATGGGCAGACCGTGAGCAGATTCGTATTACCGCCGAGGGTGGTATCGACAACAGGTTGAGAGTGCATGGCTATCTCCGTACAAATGTCAGCGGTAGTTACGGCAGTATTCAGACCGCAAATGTCAACTCTTGGGATGGGTTTTCCATCAACGGTCGTGTTGTGTTCATGCACAACGACAGCAACAACTGGGGCATTTATAACGATGTCAACGATGAGTGGATGATCTACGGTGCGCTCAACGGTAGTGTTGAACTGAAGTACAACAATACGACTCGCATTTGGACGGACAATGAGGGTGGTAGGACTGATGGCAGGCACTACAGCACTGGAAGTAACTACGCATACTCGTACTACGGCCACTCAAACATTGCTGGAACAGGCAACGCTATCCACACGCCTAACGGTATTTATTCGACTGGAACCAACTGGCTGTACGGAACAATTTTGACTAACGGTAGTGCTATCGGGACTACAGGTCAGCAAATTGGTGATATTCACGCCGCTGGCTGGCTTAGAACATACGGTCAGCGAGGTTGGTACTCACAGTCTTATGGTGGCGGTTGGTACATGATCGACACTACTTGGATCAGGACGTACAACAACAAGCGTATTTATTCTGGATCGGGTCAGATTCGTAGTGATGCTGGTAACGGCTTCAATGGCCCTAACCTGACAACTACTTACTCGTACAACACTCTCCGCTGGAACTCCAGCAACGGTGACTTTATGCCCTATGCGTCGTTGACTGAGATGAAGACCGATATCACCGATATCGGCGGGCTTCTCAGTTATCTCAACGAGCGCAGTTTGATCTATGACCTTAGGCCGAAGATCTTTACCGAGGCTAATGACCGTGTTGATGCAGAGGGCAACCCCGTTTACACAACTAGAGGCGAATACGCACACGGTATGCTTGCCGAAGAAGTTCTTGAAGTCGCACCAGAACTTGCCTATTACGACCACAATGGGGAACTATTGTCGTATGGAAACGACGCTCTGATTCCTGACATTATTGCAGAGTTACAACGCCTTATGCCTATGATTGAAGAGTTGTACGGTGCGGCACACCCTGACTGGGTGCCGCCTTCGCCTCGTCCACCTGAGCGAGCGCAAGCGGAACGTGACAGGTATGAAGCCGCCCGTCAGCAACAAGCCATTACTGGGATAGAAGATCCGTCTGATCCACAGAACGGGTTGCGACACATAGAGGAAGAAACCGATGAGTGACACGAAAATGTTAGAGTCTGCATAGGATCGTATCTTTTAAATAAAACTGTGGTACTATTATACTACTATGGAAGATTTAAACCTTACTTTTCCCATTGATATGGTCAAGAGGGAAGAGCGTATTGTGGTCGGTATTGCTACCGCCGACAATATTGATA